TTATAGTGTATTTAATATGTCCTTGTTGCGCTCACGCATGGTTTCTGTGACATGGGCGTATATATCAAGAGTGGTTGCTACATTTTTATGTCCCAGACGCTCTTGTACATATTTAACATCAGCTCCTTTGGCGAGTAAATTAGAAGCGTGTGTATGCCTGAGAGAATGGAAATCAAGCTCAGTGAAGCCAAGCTTGTGATGAATAACATTAAAACAGTGCATCATGGTTCTTGGTTGGATCCATGAGCCATCATCTCTTACAAGCACCATATGTATTGATTTGCCAGCCGGTTCATAAGTAAGTCTCTTAGAGTCATCTTCAAGTGTCTCACAGTAGATATAATTGTAATATTCATTATAGTACTGTTCACATTCCTTTTCATGTTCGTACAGTCTTTTAAGTTCTGAAAGCGTTGTATCATCAAGTTCTATGGTACGATATGAATCATATTTAGGGTTTTCCAGATACCATTTATCATCATGATTCTGTACCTGTCTATTAATGCTTAATAATCCATTATCAAAGTCTATATCATCCCACATAAGACCAAATATCTCACCCAGACGCATGCCGCACCTATAAGCGAGAAGAAGTGGCATATGATATATATGTCCTTGTGCAAATGTTTTAAAGACAGTATCAAGCTGCTCATTAGTCCATACGACTCTTACTTTCTTTTTTGTTTTAACCTCTGCCTTTGCTCTTGGAAGCGGAAGAGAAATAGTTGCAGAAGGGTCATCATTAATAAATCTTGCAGTAGTCTTTGCGTAGGCAAATGACTTGGTAAGAATGCCCTTAACATTGCCGAGAGAGTTTCGCGACATTCCGGTATTAAAAAGATTATTTATAAGCTCTTGGAGAAGACTTGGCTCTATGTCTTTAAGATAATATGAACCAATAGCCGGCTTTATATATAAATCAATTTTCTTTTTGTAAGTTGATGCCGTATTAGCTTTAAGATTGACCTTGCAATAATTATCAATCCAGTAATCCATGTAATCAGATACAGAGATATTAGATGGAGTGAAGCTCTTGCCAGTCTGTTTATATTGTGTGTATGCGACCATACCGGCTTCATATGCCTCAGATTGGTTCTTAAATCCGCTCTTGGTAATCCACTTCCTTTTGCTATCTACAGGGGCAGATTCAAAACGATAGGCCCATAGATTGCCACGCTTATATGTAAGGACCTTAGATATTTTCTTTTTCATATTAATCATTCCTTTCTGTTTTTTGGGAAGTTGCACTGGTGCAACAGTAAAAATGGGTATAAAAAATACACCTACTTGCAAAAGCGGTGTTCAGAATGATATAATATGGCTTGTTCAGGGCGGTATTATATCATAGGCACTGCTTATGTAAGTATCGTGGCAAAAGCTCTTGTGTTGGTAGCACAGGAGCTTTTATTTATTTTGTCGGACCATCTCGGTGAAGTCAGCGGGATGGTAATTTATTTTTTAACACATCGTTTGCAAGGTACATATCCCTTTTCTATTGCTTCCTCCGTATCAATTTCGAAGGCATCTTTTATTCCACTGCAGTGGTTAATAGAATGATATTTATTGCTATTATTGGTTACATACACTATATTGTGAGGTACAATATTCATATTAAGTATCTGACCTAAATATGTTGTATCTTGAGGAAAATTACCGCAGTGTTTGTTAATCTGTATCTCTAACGATTTGAGGAGAAAGAGATAAGGACTTTTATAATCCATCAAACTTAATAAAAACAATAATTGACTAAAACCAGGTGGGGTAGGTTCAATGCCATTGACAAATATCTTTTCTTTGCGAAGGGTATAACTGCATTTATGATTATAAATGCGTCCTCCATGGGCAGCGGTATTTCTGTAATCCAAACATATAAATAATGTATCCATCATTAATGTACATAATTCTTCATCAGACATATCTAAATCATCACTATATAGTTTATGAGCAAGCTTAACCAATTCGTCTTTTTTAAATAAGTCAATGAAATTAATAATTGTGCTAAAATAAATGCTTTTAAAAAGAATCCAAGGTGGAACATTGCCGTATTTTTCAGCATAATGTGATATTGGATTTTTATCTGTATCAAGAGTCTTTTTTAATGTATCAAGTATACCTGGTAGAGTAAATCTTTTCTTTCGTTTCTTTTTATTTCTGTAGTTTCTGTAATCCAGGTAATTTTCTTCATTAGTACCAAAGGTTTCAGCTACGACGCTGGCAGCAGTCTCTTTTATATGTTCTTCCAAATCCTGCATTGCTGACATAACAGAATTACGCAGATTCTTATCTAACATATATAGAGAATGAATTTGTTCAAATGTTACACCTGAACGATATTGAATTGAGGTGTCTGTTTTGATAACATAAGGTTCTCTGTAACTTTTGATAAGATTAGAGTAACCAAATAGCTCCAATATGTATTTAGCATAACCAGTATCCTCTATAATTAAATTTTGAGATACAAGTTTTTCTATTTGTTTATCAATTGATGAAAAAGGTATATCAGTCATATATTTCTCCTTATATGCAAAAAGAGCCTTGGAATACAATCCCAAGACTCTTCCGCGACCGCCCAGCAGTCATTCACTAATTACAAGTGACATTATATCATATCCAAAAGTCTTGTCAAGTATACCAATATATTTTAATTTATAGCGTTATATTGTAATTTATAATCCATGTGCAAAGCTTTCAAAGAAATCAGCAAGCAAAAAGCCCCTTTACAAAAGCTAATATATACCCAATCTTATAATCAGGCATATTGTCAATTAATTGTAATAACTGTTCTTTTTCACTCATATTAATACCTCCATATACTATTGTCTCATTTTCAGACTTTCTCTATATTGTTCTGCATCTGGGATATCGACAAATTCAACAGTCTTGTCATAGTTTTGTCGTATAACATCTTTTATTTCATCCAATGTAACATTGAAAAATTCTCTTCTATGGTTGACCATATTAACCTTACGATTTTCAAAGGCTTTATGTAGAGCATTCTCAAGTGCAGGAGCATCATCAGAAAATATCATTGCATGCACATCAAAATTGAAAGGAACGGACGCATCACCTAATTCATCAACTCTATCTTGAGGGTTAAGACGGCGGGTCATACCAATTTTGTAAATATTCTCACCAAATGCACCAATATTAGAAATAACATAAACATAACCAGCACGCTGATTAGCTTCTCTGTAATCTAAGTCTTTTATTTTCACATCAATAACACCAAGTTGTGATTCAAGCTCATTTTTCTTTTGTATCAGCTCATCTGAAGGCGTAGGAGAAGATTCAATTTGTTTTAAAACAGATAGCAAAGCGTTTTGATAATGATTACGCTCTTTATTAATAGCTTTTCGTTGTTCTTCTATTTCCTTTTGTAGCTTGGCAGCTTCACGAAGAGCAGCTCTAGCCTCTCTTTGTTCCTCTTTTTCTGCTTGTTTTTTCTGACGATATTCAAAAGCAAGATGTAATTCATCTACTTTAGCCTGATAGTACTCATTGGATATTGAAATCTGCATCATTTTTCCCAGTCGTGATATTGCGTTGCGAGAGGTTGTAATTCTTTTAAGCGACATATCAAAATTATTGTATTTGACGTTATTTATTACCTCATCACATTCGCTATTAAAAGCTCTTAACAAAAGTTTTTGAGTATCACTTACCATCTTAGAACCTTTTTGTAGGCTACCATTAACTTGCCAATTAATAGCACCAGTGGCAGCAGTACCATTTTTTATCATTTGTTTCTGTCTATCCCTGATGGCTGTTAATTTTTCTTTATAGCCATCAGATGTGGCGAAATCATAAATAGGTGTATACAAACCAAACTCTTGTACAAGTACATCGTCTTGCATAATAATCAATTTTGATTTTGTTTCATCTATAAGGTCAAGAAGATTATTGTATTCCTGTCCTTTATCGTTAATGCGATTATTCAAATTATCAAATTGTCCCTGTAAATCATTAACCTGAGCTTTTAGTGATTCTATATGTTGTGATAAATCAAAACTAGTCTGCATTTCGGGAGTGATCATTTTCTTTAATTGTTCGTTTTCTTCACGAAGTTTTTTAGCGTTTAATATATCAGATAATCCCATGTTTTCTCCTATTCAAATAATTCCATAATATATAATGATGGTTGAAACCCAACAACATAATTGTCTACTTGCACGGATATGCCATATTTAGAACGGTAACATTCAATAGCGTCACTTAGAAATTCTTCTGTTACATTTAAGTAATCTGCCATATCATGTAAAGTTCTGCAATTGGCCTTATAACAATTAATAATACCTTGCAAACCAACTTGTCTGTTATATGCCCACAGACGGGCTCTAGCTTCTTGCTTTCTGTTACCAGTGTCAGACATATCTAAGATATTTCCGGTTGAGGTGTAGAAATGTCCTAATTCCTCTGCAAGTACACAGGTTTTTTCTTTTTGTGTTCTTAAGCTATTACTTATAGCAACAGAGCCATCACAATATAATCCTTTTATTCTAGTTCCCTTCAAATTGTAGTCATCATAAACTGTAACATTATTATCGTTTGCATTGGATAATAATTTCTCATAATCAGTCAATAAATCATCCCCTTAGTTTTTTCTTTTTGACTTAACAAAATTAGCGAATTCTTCTATCTTATTTAATTCCTCTGGCGTAAATCCATCTCCATCAAAATGAGCAGCTATAGTATGAGGTTCTTCTAATCCTAAAAGCACATCGGCAGAAACATTTAATACATCAGCAATTCGCTTTATAGTTTGAACATTAGGTTCTCTATTCCCACTCTCATATAAAGAATATGTAGATTTGGCGACCCCAATAGCTTCAGCAACTTCTTTTTGAGATAAACCTTTCTTTTCTCTTGCTGACTTTAAATTTTCGTTAAAAATATCTCCCATATTATTAATCACCGCCTTGAATAACATTTGTATGATTTGATTATATGAATGAAATGCAAACATGTCAATAAAAAGTTTACAAAATGCAAAGGAAACTATTGACAAGTTTGCAGATAGTAATTATATTATAATCAAAGTTTGCGTTATGCAAACATGAAAGGAGGAAACAAAATTGTTTAGAAACTTAGAAGCGGAACAAGCACGAAAAGGATATACAAATTCAGATGTGGCAAAATTATTAGGAATATCAAGAGTTTCTTATGAAAACAAGAAAAAAACAGGGAAATTTACAACATTTGAAATAAAGATTTTATGTAAGACCTTTAATGTGAAGTTTGATTATCTATTCGAGGAGGTGAGAGAGTGAAGGTAATTTTCTTAATAGCTGGTATAATTACGATTTTTGTTCAGGTAAAGAACCTGAATGAGATTAGACGGGAAATAAAACACATAAAAGAAGTCCCTGATTTGATTGTATACGGAATCAGGGACAGAAAAGATGATTATTGATTATTTATTGCATTGTTAAATTTATTAATGAGTTCATTTGTGGTATTAGAAGATGCCTGTATTGCATTTAAGAGTTGATATATGTAGCAATCATCAATAAATATCTGTTGAACAACATTTTTGTCATCAAGGAATAAGTAATTTTTAAATGCAGTCGAAGAACTTTTTAATTTCCCATTAATAAGGTATATGTCACCAGCGTCAAGATGGCAGACAAAAGATTGAAGAGTATCAAATGTATCAAATAATTTATTTAAGGATGGTTCTAAAAAGAGAACTTGCTGCCAATTTAACTGATTATTAGCAGTTTTATTAGAGAGATTCATAACAAAATTAATAATGTTGGGTTGAGTCATAATGTGCCTCCTTGTTAAGTTGAATTTTTAATGAATTTAATCTGGTTATGTATAAGTGATTATTATTTTTATTGAATTTATGCAGCATTTTTAAATAAAGAACATGATTTTGCACTCGTGATTTTTTCAAGAAAGAATATCTTTCAGTTAAGTTGTTTACAAAAATATCAATTGAGTCGCTTAAGTCAGAAGCTTGCAAATCATGGGATAAAGAAAGAATGAAGCCGTCAATCTGAGCTTCTAATGACTGATATTCATTTTTATAATCAGCGCGTTCTTTTGTATAAAGAACAACCAGCTTTAATTTACGAGTGTTCCAATAAGTTAATAAGGATAAGGCAAAACTTATTAAGCCGGTAGCAGCACATAAATAGTCTAACCATAGTGGCATATATTTACTCCTTTATATTTTATTAAATTAGTATAGCACTTATAACAAGAAAATACTACTGAATTGTACAGATAATGCAAGGAGGCAAAATTTATGATAATACGAACTGAATATGCCAATTTTGGCAAACCGGAAGATTTACTCCGGTATATGCAGGAAGAAAATATTGAGGTTGTAACAGTAGAGTCGGAATACTGGGGAGCTAAGCTTGCTCCTATGAAGATGACACAGAAAGATGTAGAAGACTGGGTGAAGATGAAGGAGAAGTAAATGAATTATACAGCAATAGCGATAACAGCAATTATCTGCATAACAATATTGGTGTTATGCCATGAACCTAAGAGGAAATAGATTAAGGAAAGGAGCAAGCTTATGAAGATAGCAACAATAAAGAGAGAGCCGGAGGATATGGTGTATACAGTGGAGGAAGTGGCAACAATCATGCGAGCTTCTAAACAGTATGTTTATACACTTATCAACGCAAATCAGATAAGGGTGCTTAAAATCCCTCATACAAGAATAAGAAAGTCAGAGCTTGAAAGATTCTTCAGGGATAACGAGGGAAAGGATTTAACGAATCCGAATGAACCAAAGGATATTGTAATTTAGGAAAGGAGGATAATATGCGGCGTGTAGGTTTAATAATATCTTACAACAAGAGAATTAATGAGAATCTTAGGAATGGTAACACGGAGCTGGCTGCCAGATGGTATACAAGGCTGAGATTGTTGGAGATATTCAGTTTTGTGCCGGAAGGAACTTACAGACTTCCAACAATATAAAAAAGAGCCGCTTGGACCAGCGGCTCGAACCAAATCGACAAGTTGCGTAACAACTTGAATACATAATAAATCATTTTAAGAATAAAGTCAATATTTGATGTGAATATCAAGAAAAATAATGGGGGGAAATCCCCATAAAAACTTGATTGTATTAATTAAGTTAAGAACCAAGGAGACAATTTTTAATGCCATACATAAAGGAAATATGTATAGCAGGTAGCGTAATAACAATAAGACGATATCACACCCTTAGATATAACTGTCGAGGGGAAAGAAGGGAGAGCCGGGAGAAGGTAACAACAGCGAAACAGGAAACCATAAACCGGAGACTGGCAGAAAGGAAGCTGGCGGCAAAGATGAATACCAATTTTACAGATGAGACAGGAATGTTGGTTACATGGACTTATGCCAGGGAGAGCCGACCTCCCACACCTGATGATATGACAGTAGATATTCGCAATCTGCTAAAAGCTTTGAGGAGAGAATTTGAGAACATTGGTCCTCTAAAGTACATCTATGTTAAAGAGATAGGAAGTAAGGGAGCGCATCATATTCACATGATCATGAGTGTATGTGATGTGCGTGTATTAAAGAGATGTTGGAACAAAGGGTTTGTCCATGTAAAGCCGCTGGACAGTGACAATGACTACACAAGAATTGCTCAGTATTTTGTTAAGTATGCAAATAAGACAGAGGAGACTCTTGGCAGAAGAATAGGTAAGCGATGGAATTCTTCAAGAAATTTAAAAGAGCCAGTGATTGTAAAACAGGTAGTTAATGCAAATACGTTTGCAGATAAAACAAGGAGAAGCACAATACGCAAATATGAGAAACAAGGATATTACATGGTTAAGGATTCTGAGAGAACCGGAATATCTGAGATGGGCTTTAGATACTATGAAGCCAAGTTTCGACGACATAAAGGAAGGGAGTGTGGTTAGTGCAGAAAGTAGATGTTTATATAAAAACAAGTGCAAGAGGACCAGCAGTCCGCAAGCATGTCGCATACATGTATGTTTTGAAGATAGTTATTAATGGCAAAGAATTTGTCCGTAATGGAAAAGGCACACTTGAGAATGTAACAGAGAACCAGGCAACACTGCAGGCAATAATACATGCACTTATGCGTTTCCATGAAAACTGTGAAATCCGCATAAATACAGAATGTGAGCATGTATTAAACAGTTGTAGAAATGCTTGGCCACAACAGTGGGAAAAGGACGGTTGGAAGAAAAAGACAGGCAAGCCAGTAAAGAATGCGGATTTGTGGCAGCAGTACCTAAATGTAAGCCGCGGACATATTATAAGCTGGTCGGATGAGCCGCATGATTTTACAAAGTGGATGGAATATGAGCTTAAGAAGATGGAGGCAGAATATGAGAAATGCCAGTGAGGAAGAAAGAATCAAGAATGAGTTGAAAGAACAGGAGTGGCTGAGGCAGGCAATTCTTACATATGATGAGGGCAAAAATGCTGTTAATACCAATATTCGTGTAAATCATCTTACACAAGTAGCAGGGAGAATAGCAAAGCTGAAAAGAGAGTTATATGAATGCCAGCATCCATCGACATATTAAGAATCAGGATGGCAACAATCCGCATAAATACAAAATGGGAGAAGCGTTTTACTCCATAAATGTCTACAAGATACTTATTTATCTAAGTATATATATCACAGTAACTATTAATATGGCAGCAGACCTCCCTGTTATGGGAGGGGAAAGGAGAATATGAGCAGAAGCATAATGCAGGATACAAAAGAATGTTTTCTGTGCCGTATGAGAGCAGAGGGACAGGGGTATTTTGGACCTCTTACATCATACGGCTTAGAAAAGCACCATGTTATGCATGGGGTAGCAAACAGAAAGATAGCTGAAAAGTATGGGCTAACCGTATATCTATGTGAAAAAGACCATAGAACAGGAGCGGAAGCTGTACATAAGAGCAGAGAAACAGATTTGAAACTTATAAGAGCAGGTCAAAGACGTTTTGAACAGGTATACAGCCGTAGAGAATGGATGGAAGCATTTGGAAAGAATTATCTGTATGAAGATTCTGCAGATAACAATGTGCTTGAACAGGTATTACAGCAGCTTTTTAAAGATAATAAGCATCTGAGAGACAAAATATACACTTCAAGTCTTGAGACAGTGGAAATCATGGAAATCTTATATGCTGATGAAGCGGCGTATCAGAGTTGTGTACATAACAGGATTTATACAATGGATATAAATCGAGAATTAGGCAGGGTGACAATAACTGCACCACCAGACGAAAAAACAGAATGGAACAGAGAAGATGTTGTGGCAGCAGTTATAGATATTTATAGCAAGACAGAGGAGGATATATGATTGCAGAGATAATAAGCTTTATAGCCGGAGCAGCATTAGCAAGTGTTATTGTCGGATTCTGTAAAGCTGGAAAGGACAACTAATGACACAGGAAACATTATTGCAGATAGGAAAACTTGGACTTGCAATAGAAGATGGCGCAAATAGGGTATTGGATATGTACAGAGTCAAGGAAGAACTTACAGGGGAAGACTTATTCAAGGGGGAGCCAAGCGAAGACAGAAGCCATTACGCAGGGTATACAAAGCTGTACAAGCTCCCTGGCATGAAAGATATAGCAGATGATGCGGCTGAATATATCAAGAACCGCTTAAGTGAGGTAATTGAAGAACATTGTAAGTCTTTAGAAGTCTGTATTTCTGCATTAAGCGATGCAGTAACAGTAAAAGAGGACAAGCCGGATAGAAAGGCGAAGTCTCCCAGTAAAGAAGCGCAATGATGCTTTTGGGTTTTATTGTGCACAATGTGGTAAATATGTATCCACAATAACGGTAAGCAGAGAGACATGGGGCTACAAAAGAAATTGTAAATATTACTGCTCATATAAATGCATGAGAGCAGCAGAGAAATAAGAGTATCAGAAAGGAGCCTGGAACTCTGGCCAGAGTGATTCGTACGATGTTCCTTTCAGAAATGACATACAAAGAGTTTTTAGAAAGCAAGATAGAACTTGCACAGGATAGCGGATTTGAAGTAAATCCGACAGATATTAACAAAGCATTAAAGCCACATCAAAGGGATGCCGTAATATGGGCACTTAAAGGTGGAAGAAGAGCTTTGTTTGAAAGTTTTGGTTTAGGTAAAACCATACAGGAGATAGAATTCTGTAAACAGGTAATAAATCATGAGGGCGGAAGGGCCTTGATTGTTCTTCCACTTGGAGTAAAACAGGAATTTACACAGGACGCTGTGAATGTTCTTGGATATGATGCACCTGTTTATTGCAGAAGCATGGAAGAAGTAGAATCCTGTGACAGCAGTATTGTGCTTACCAACTATGAAAGAGTAAGGGATGGTGATATAAGACCGGATTATTTTGTTGCAACATCGTTGGATGAAGCAAGTGTTTTAAGGTCTTTTGGAAGCAAGACATACCAGACATTTCTTGATAAGTTCAAGAATGTTCCTTACAAGCTGGTAGCAACAGCAACGCCAAGTCCAAACAAATACAAAGAGCTTATACATTATGCCGGCTATCTTGAGGTAATGGATACAGGGCAGGCACTTACAAGATTCTTTCAGAGAGACAGCACTAAGGCAAACAATCTTACATTGTACCCGAATATGGAAGATGAATTCTGGCTGTGGGTTTCATCATGGGCGTTGTTCATAACGAAACCTTCAGATGTAAATCCGGAATATTCCGATGAGGGATATGTATTACCGCCCCTTGATGTAAAGTGGCATGAAATCCCAATACATTACGGAGATACATCTGATAAAACAGGACAAATGCAGTTATTTACAGAAGCGGCAGCAGGCTTGAAGGAAGCTGCAGAAGTAAAAAGAAACAGCATTGACCAGCGTGTTGAAAAGATGAAAGAGATTGTAGAGAGTTTACCTGAGGAGCATTTCCTTTTGTGGCATGACTTAGAGTCTGAAAGAAAAGCAATTCTTAAGGCAATACCGGAAGTTGTAGATATATACGGCTCGCAGGATTATGACCTAAGGGAAAAGCGGGTTATTGATTTTGCACAGGGAAGAATCAAGCTATTTGCAACAAAGAAATCAATATCAGGTTCGGGCTGTAATTTTCAGCGTTACTGCCATAGGGAGATATTCTTGGGCATTGATTATGAGTTTAACGATTTTATTCAGGCAGTACATAGATGTTACAGGTTCTTACAGACAGATACAGTTGTTATAGACATTATATACATGGAAAACGAAAGACAGATAAAAGAAGCACTGCTTGAGAAATGGAAGAATCATAATCACATGGTTAAAAAAATGACGGATATTGTAAAGAAATATGGTTTAAGTCCGGCATCTAAAATAAAGCGGTTAGAGAGAAAGATGGGAGTTGAGACAGTGAAAGTACAGGGAAAGCATTATACAGCGGTAAATGATGATTGTGTTGAAGAGTGCAGAAGAATAGAAAGTAATTCTGTAGGACTTATACACACATCCATTCCATTCGGAAACCATTATGAGTATAGCGCCAATTACAACGACTTCGGACACAATGAGAATACAGAAAAGTTCTTTGAGCAGATGGACTTCCTTACACCGGAGCTTTTAAGGATTCTTGAACCTGGCAGGGTAGCAGCCATCCATGTTAAAGACAGGGTATTATTCGGAAATGCTACAGGAACTGGAATGCCTACAATAGAGCCGTTTCATGCACAGTGTATAGAACACTACATGAAACACGGTTTTCAGTATTTTGGAATGATAACAGTTGTTACAGATGTGGTCAGGGAGAATAACCAGACATACCGCCTTGGATGGTCTGAACAGTGTAAAGACGGTTCAAAGATGGGCGTAGGCTGTCCTGAATACATACTTCTGTTTAGAAAGCTTCCAACGGATAAGTCTAATGCATATGCGGATGATCCTGTAAAGAAAACCAAGGAAGATTATACAAGGGCACAATGGCAGATAGACGCTCACGGATACTGGAGAAGTTCAGGCGACAGGCTTATAAGCAAAGATGAGCTTAAGGAATTTAGTGTTGATGATTTACAGAGAGTTTATAGGGAATACAGCCGTTCCAATGTATACAGCTATGAAGAACATGTGAAGCTTGCGGAAGAGTTAGATAAAAATGATAAGCTCCCAGCCACATTTATGGTTGTCGCTCCCGGTTCATGGAATAACCTTGACGTATGGGATGATATAAACAGAATGAGAACACTTAATACAACACAGAGCAGACGCAGGCAGCAGATGCATGTATGCCCACTACAGCTTGATATTGTTGAAAGAATCATTAACAGATACAGTAATGAAGGTGATATGGTTCTTGACCCGTTTGGAGGCTTAATGACAGTTCCAATGACGGCAGTAAAGATGAAAAGATATGGCTATGGAATAGAACTGAGCTGTGACTATTTCAGAGATGGTGTTGGATATCTTCAGGAAGCAGAAAATGAGATAGAAACACCTACGCTGTTTGACTTTATGGAGGCTTAATATGATAAACGGGGAATTAATAGTTGATAATTTCGCTGGTGGGGGCGGTGCCTCCACTGGAATAGAAGAAGCTACCGGCTTTAGTGTTGATATAGCAATTAACCATGATCCTAAGGCTATTGCAATGCATAAAGCAAACCATCCGAATACAAAGCATTATTGTGAAGATGTATGGCAGGTAGACCCAGTGCAGGCATGTAATGGGCATCCTGTGGGGCTTGCCTGGTTCTCTCCAGACTGTAAACATTTCAGCAAGGCAAAAGGCGGCAAGCCAAAGGATAAGAATATAAGAGGTCTTGCATGGGTAGCATGCCGATGGGCTGGACTGGTAAGACCTAGAGTAATCATGTTGGAGAATGTGGAAGAATTCAAGACATGGGGACCGCTGAATAGAGGACATCATCCGATAAAAGCAAAGCAGGGAAAGACATTTAATAAGTTTGTAAGCCAGCTGCAGGATTTAGGATATGAAGTGCAGTTCAGGGAGCTTGTGGCAGCAGATTACGGAGCGCCAACCATGAGAAAGAGATTCTTTATGGTTGCAAGATGTGACAAGAGACCTATTATATGGCCAGAGCCTACACATGCACCGGCAGACAGCGAAGCCGTGAAAGAGGGACTGCTAAAGCCTTATGTTGGAGCATATACGCAGATAGATTTTAGCAGACCATGCCCCAGTATCTTTGATACATCTGAACAGATAAAAGAGAAATATGGAATAAAAGCGGTAAGACCATTAGCACCTAAGACAATGGAAAGAATCGCAAGAGGATTAAAGAAATTTGTTTTGGATAATCCAGAGCCTTTTATTGTTCAGTGTAATCATGGTGGAGACAGAAGACCGCTGGATACTAAAGAACCATTGCCAACAATTACAGGTAAACATGGATATGGGATTGTTGAACCTTACATGATTCAGATTGGACAGACTGGTTTTACAAAAGACCGGAGCAAGAATATTCAGGAGCCGTTATCTACAATAGTAAGTAAAAACGAGCATTGTTTAATATGTCCTACACTGATCCAGTACCATTCCGAAACAGCACAGGGAGAAGTCCGGGGACAGACAATAAAGGATCCGATCATGACCGTGGATGGATCAAACCGGTATGGATTAGTTACATCATTCTTACATAAATATTATGATGGTGGCTATAAGGGAGCCGGAGAAAGCATGGAAAATCCACTGCCGACAATAACAGCGTGGGATCATAACAGCGTTGTTACGGCAAATTTGATCCAGATGAACAATCACTGCGATGGGAAGGACATAAGACAACCCTTACCTACCATTACGGCCGGAGATGGACATTTCGGGGAAGTTCGGGCATTTCTGATAAAGTATTACGGACAAGGCACCGGACAGGACATTCAAGAGCCGTTAGATACAGTAACATCGCGGGATCGATTCGGCTTAGTAACAATCGAAGGTGAGGATTATCAAATTGTAGATATTGGACTTCGAATGCTGGAGCCAAGAGAGCTATATGGATGCCAGGGTTTCCCGGACGATTACATTATAGACCATGATTACACTGGTAAGACATATCCAAGAACAGAACAGGTTAAGCGGTGCGGGAACTCTGTAAGTCCAATGATACCAAATGCACTGGTAAGGGCTAACCTTAAAGAATTATGTATAGCGCAGAGAATGCCTAACTGCAGTATAAACGAGGAAAAGACAGGGCAATTAAGATTTGCCTAATAAAATAATAAGGAGAATGATTATGATTAAATGTGATAAAAATAGAATTGAAATAAAAGGAACACCAGTAATACTTGTTGGAGAATTAGGAACAGCAATACAGACTGTATATAGAGCAATGCTTAATACAGGCATTGATAAGGCATTTGCTGAAGAAAGAATTAAGAAAGCCTGTGAGCTGGCACTTTTAACAGACAAAGAGCAGGAAGAGGTATCGAAAGACCTTGATAAAAAAATAGATGAAAAGTTGGATAAATTGGCTAATGCAATATTAAAGGAACTTTTTGAGGGAGGTAGTAATGATGGTCAATAGAGATTGTATAATGGCTAATCTTGAGCGGAGAGACTGTAAAGGACTTAAAGAACTGTATTGCGCCAAGGAGGATAAGCCTTGCCCATTCTATAAGCCGGCGGATAAATACAATAGAGATGGCAGCAGAAGGAGGAAGGCAAATGAAAAAATACATCTGATATGTCTATGATTGAACTGGCACATAATAGTTGCTATATAGATAATAAGCGTAATGCAAGATACAGAGATTACAATTTAGACATTGACAGTAGGCAGCTTGCAAGAAGTCTTATGAAAGATATTTGCAATGTAGATTTAACTGATTTATCAGATGAAGAATTTGAGGAATATATGGGTTCTATGCTTTCAGTAGAAATAGATAGTACAGTAGGACTTCTGGCATTGTTTTATCGTAATTTATGGGCGATAGCTGATTTAAGAGAAAAACTGAAAGAATTGAGAGGTAAGAATGAATAAAAGAAAAGCAATATCTAAAAAAGTGAGACAATCTGTATATCTCATGTATAACGGACATTGTGCTTATTGTGGTACAGAAATAGCTTACAAAGATATGCAGGTAGACCATGCAACACCGCTTAGGATAGGTGGAGCAGACGACATTTCAAATTACATGCCAGCTTGTAGGAGCTGCAACCACTATAAAGCCACTTTAGATGTCGAGGGATTTCGAAAGTATCTTTCGGAAATACATAAAAGGCTTATGCGTGACAGCATACCTTATCAAGTGGCGGAGCGGTTTGGTATAGTAAAGCATATGTCGGATAATGTGAAGTTTTATTTTGAGAAAGTAGAAGGAGACGATTATGTGGAAAATAACAAAGAAAGACGGTATTGCAGTGGAGATAGAGAGGTGTCCGGATGAGCAGAAGACGACATAAGCACCTGAATGAATATACATGCTGTGAGCAGTGTTCTAACAGCGTGGCAGCAGACGGAACATATACATGCAATAGAAAGACGATAATAGAGAATTATATGCCAACAGAAGAATACTTCTGGTGCGATGGAGAGATGTTTATTAGGAGGGAGTATGAAAAATGAAATTAATAATAGAAATGCCAGAGGAATTTGAAATACATTTTATGCAGGATAAATTTGAAGATTTCTTTATAAGAATCATTGGGGATATGAGTAGAAATGTTCCTAGTTTATGCGGAGTTGACGAGAAGGAGATTGCTGAAATGTTTAAAACAGCATTTTTAAATAGTAAAGTAGTCAATAATGATGTCAATGAAGCTGCAGATTATCTTGAAAAAGGAAAGGAAAGAAATAAGGCTATAGAGGATTCGAAAAGGGCTGTAGCAAAGGCGATATGTATAGGGTGCGGATATCTCAAAGAGACAGAATGTACATATGCTGGCCAGAATTGTGGAACTAGTAAACCAATGTTAGAAGTAGCCATGAAAGCATTAGATAAATTAAAGGCAGGTGATTCATAATGCTAATATTGCCAATCAAGAAAAAATGGTTTGATATGATTCTTTCAGGTGAGAAGAAAGAAGAGTATCGGGAAATAAAAGAATATTACGAAACAAGATTCCAGAACCTGTTCGGAGCCATAACCATACATCCATTATATCCACCAGACAATTTCTTAGATAGAAGCGAATATGAGTTATTGCAAGGAGAGGCAGTACCAGAGGAGATAAGAAAAGAAGGCATTCAGGAGATTATTTTCCGTAATGGCTATTCAAAGAATTCTAAAGAAATAAAAGCAAGATGCAGATTAAGGATTGGAAAAGGGAGACCACAGTGGGGAGCTTCTCCGGATAAGCAGTATTATATTTTGGAAATCTTGGATAAGGAAAAACTGGCAGCAGATGAGAAGAGGATAGGTGATGAATAACTTGAAAAATAACAATATAAAAGACCTTCTTAAGCAGTACAATGATCTGGTTAAGGAGAAACAGGAAATACAGGCTGCAATTGATAAGATACAAAGAGAACTTGATAAAATGGAAGCTGAAGGCTATACGGAAAAGGATAGTGTTACCGGTGGAAACGGAGGTAAGCAGCATTTTGTTGTAGAAGGCTTCCCTTATCCGGCATATTCACGAAAGAGAACACTTCTTTTAGTGCGACAGCGGCAGCAGATGGATGTTAAAGAAAAGATAGATGCACAGATTAATCTAATAGAACAATGTATAAATGAAATTGACAATAGCAGAATGCGACGACTTATAACATTAAGATACATAGAAGGTTTATCCTGGGTGCAGGTAGCAAGAAAGATGGGAAAACATCATACAGCAGACGGCTGCAGAATGGCAGTAGAAAGATTTTTAGCAAAAATTTAAAGTTTGTTCGCTCTGTTCGTTTTGTCTGTGTTAATATCTAAACTGGACTTGATGGACAGCATGATTTCTCCATTATTAAATATTAATACCCCCGGTAAGACACTGGCTTAAGGCTGGTGTCTTTTTTAATAACTCTTAAGAAATATAAGCAACCTGACGATATATAAAATATATAAGGGGGGATATTTATGAAAGTAGCAGTTTCATCTGTATTAATTATCGTATTTATAATGTTTTTTGTAGGAGGAGGTATAAAAATATTTTCTAAAGATAAAAAACATGATGCAGTTTCGGCTTGGAAAGTAGCAGGATATTTTGTGGTTATTGTATTGACAAGTATTAATTTAGCACAAAGTATATTTACTGGCACGCTGACAGCATTAGATATAGCTGTTATGATAGTGTCAGTAATAGAATTTTTTGGTAATATAATTGAATACGATAAATATTATAAAAAAATAAGTAATATAGTGTGAAGACCTTGTTTTTAAAATGAGGTCTTTTATTATGCCAGAAAGGAGCTGAGTGTATGGCATTAACTGATAAACAAAAGAGGTTTTGCGAAGAATATCTTATAGACCTTAATGCTACACAGGCAGCTATTAGGGCAGGATATTCACCAAAGACAGCAGAACAGACAGCGTCAAGACTGTTAAGGAATGTTAAGGTTCAGGAATATATAGCGAAAAGACAAAAAGAGCTATCAAGGAGTACAGAGGTAACTCAGGAAAGAGTTATCAGGGAACTTGCCTTGATAGCTTTTTCTAATACAGCAGATTATGCACATGTAGTTGAAAAGAAAATGAAAGCAGAAGTAGGCGGAATGCTTGTGGATATACTGGATGAAGATGGAAAACCTGTTACATATAGGACTGTAGAGCCAGTATTGACAGAAGAACTTACAGAGGAACAGAAGAGAGCATTAGCTGTTATTAAGAAAGGACGAGATGGATTAGAGGTCAAGCCATGTGACAAGGTAAGGGCATTGGAGCTTCTTGGCAAGCATTTAGGCATCTTTACAGACAAGATAGAAGCCAATGTAAGCGATACAACCAGGAGCGAGCTATCAGAGCTTCTTGCTCAGCGTAAGGCAAGGGGTGAGCCTGATGCTTCTAAGTGATAAGTATTGGGATTACATAGATACACCAGCAAGAGCAGAATTCCTTGAAGGCTCTACTGCATCAGGTAAGACAACAACAGTAGCTGTGAAGTTCATAATGAATGTAGCTGAGTCGGATATGAAGCTGCATGTTATAGCTGGTAATACAACAGGCGTTATCGAGAAGAATATAATCAATGCAGATATGGGATTACTTCAGATATTCCCTAATTTGGAATACTGTGGTAATGGCGATAAAGAAAATAAACTTCCACACATTAAATTTAAAACTGGCAGCAGTACCAAGATAATATATATTCTTGGCTATGATAATGCCAGTAAATGGAAAAATGCACTTGGAAGTCAGTTTGGTTGTGTGTGGGTAGATGAGTGCAATACAGCTAACATAGACTTCATACGAGAGATATTCGGACGAAGTGAATACTTTGTCGGTACACTTAACCCAGACGCACCTACATTACCCATATATTCAGAGTACATCAATCACGCAAGACCGATTGATAAGTACAAGGCAGATGTGCCTGAAGAGATATGGAAGGACCTTAACGGTTGTGAGCCTATTAAAGACTGGGTATATTGGTTCTTCACATTTGAAGATAATATATCCATGACACCAGAGAAGATAGAACAGAAGAAAATGAGCTATCCTCCTGGTACTAAGATATATAAAAACAAGATATTAGGGTTGAGAGGCAAGGCTACAGGTCTTGTCTTTTCTAATTTCTGCAAAAGACATGTTATTACTAAAGAACAGGCAAAGGTATTTATTAAGCAAGAATATGACGATAAGCAGACAGAATGGTTTGTAATATATACAAGCGGTCTTGATACGGCATATTCAACGAAGAGTCCTGATACTATTGCTATGTCCTTTATGGGAATAACCAACAAAGGCAAGCTGATAGTACTGGATGAAAAGGTATATAACAATGCGGCTCTTGATATACCAATAGCTCCAAGCGATACAGTTAAGAATTATATAGATTTCCTTGAAAGAAATCGTAAGGAATGGGGCGGCATGGCAAAGAACACCTTTATTGATAACGCTGATCAGGCGACAATAACAGAATTTGCCAAGTATAAGAGAGAACATCATGAATGCCTGTATATATTCAATAATGCGTATAAGAAAGTAACAATAATAGACAGAATAAACCTGCAGCTTGGCTGGATGTCCTTTAACGACGAAAAGGGCAAAGAGCCAAGCTATTATGTTGTAGATACATGCACGAACTACACCGGGGAACTGCAGGTATACAGTTGGCTGGAAGATAAAGACTGTGAGCCGGAAGATGGAAATGATCATATGGTAAACAGTACACAATATGGCTGGATACCATACAGGGACAAAGTTGGAGTAGAGAACGGATAGGAGAGTGAGAGAGGTGAGCATATTTAATACTATGGCTGATAAGATAAGAGATGGAATAAGGACATGGTTGCGTGTGCAGCCGGCACAGAGAGGAATAATTAATATACAGGAAATCTTCGACTTTGAAGGTAACGCCATTAAGAATCAGATATGGTACAGAGGTGTAAGTGAAGAGCTGTCACAGCTGTATGATCAGGTTGATGGGGACAAGACAAGATTCTGGGCTGCAAAATGCTCTCCTGGATTAGCGATAAGAAAGATACATGTAGGATTACCTGCAATGATGGTTGATATGCTTGCAAGTATTGTTGTTGCAGATATGAACGAGGTAGATGTTGGCAGTAGGCAGTCAGATTGGGATAAGATAGCGGAAGAAAATGACTTTACAGAGCTTATAAAGCAAGCAATATCAGATACACTTATTGTTGGAGATGGAGCATTTAAGCTATCCATAGACACGAATCTCAGTCAGTATCCAATCATAGAGTTTTATCCTGGCGACAGGGTAGAGATAATAAGAGAACGCGGCAGAGTGAAAGAGGTTGTGTTTAAGACAGTATATACAGTTAAGAATCAAGAGTACATTCTGCTTGAAACATATGGCAAAGGCTATATAACATATATGCTCACAAGAGATAATAAAGAATGTGATATCAGCACTGTGCCGGAGCTTGCAGGTTTAAGACCTGTAACATGGGAAGATAAAAGTTTTATGATGGCCATACCGCTCATGTTCTATAAATCAGCGAAATTTAAAGGCAGAGGCAAGAGCATATATGACAGCAAGATAGATGAATTTGACGCGCTGGATGAAGCATGGAGCCAGTGGATGGACGCTTTAAGACATAACCGCACAAAGGAATATATACCAGAGAATTTACTTCCTAGAAATCCTAGTAATGGAGAGGTTATGCTGCCAAATTCATTTGACAACGCTTATATACAGTATTCGTCTCCTATGGCAGAAGGTGCAAATTATAAGATTGAAAGAGAACAGAGTGAAATACCACATGAAGGGTATCTTGCTACATATATCACGGCATTGGACCTTTGCTTACAGGGAATCATGAGCCCTTCTACATTGGGAATAGATGTAAAGAAGCTTGATAATGCAGAAGCACAGAGGGAGAAGGAAAAAGCAACGCTGTACAGTAGAAATAATATTGTAAATCAGCTCCAGAAGGTTCTTCCGAAGCTTGTAAAAATGACATTGCAGGCGATAGATACACTTAATAATTCAACAACACAGGACATTGATGTTGATGTGACATTTGGTGAATATGCGAATCCTAGCTTTGAGAGCCAGGTTGAGACAGTGAGCAAAGCCAAGCAGGGAGGCATTATGAGTGTAGAAGCGTCCATTGATGAGCTGTATGGTGACACTAAGGATGATGACTGGAAACAGGAAGAAGTTGCAAGGCTTAAGGCAGAACAGGGAATTGAACAGATGACAGAACCGGAACTTAATACAGAATTAGATGGATTTGAAGTGGAAAGCTTTTAATGAGGTAGCCTATGTTAAATACGGACTATGATATAGAGAAAGCATTTGAAGCCATAGAAGATGAGCTGATTGCTTCTATGATGCGCAATCTTGCGAGCCACAGAGCAGAAGAGACAGATATGGGGTTTAACTGGTCACAGTGGCAGGTAGAACAGCTTAAGGCTATGGAAAAGTATAAGGCACAGAATAAAAAGAAGTTCACGAAGTCGTTCAGTAACATAAATGATTCTATTGACGCAATGATATTTGCAGCCAGACAGGAAGGTGGAACAGAACAGGAGCAGAAAATATTAAGAGCATTAAAGAAAGGGTTGAAAGCATCTAAGGTGTCGCAAGGCGCTGAGGGTGCTTTTTTCAGATTGAATACAAGGAAGCTCAATGCCCTGATTAAAGCAACGAAATCGGATTTTAATAGGGCAGAAAAAGCAATGCTTAGAATGTCGGAGGATAAATATCGACAGATAATATTTAATGCTCAGGTCTATGCGAATACAGGCGCAGGAACATATGAGAAGGCTGTGGACATGGCTACAAAGGACTTTCTTAAGGCAGGTATCAACTGTATTGAATATGCAAATGGCGCAAGGCATACCATGAAAGACTATGCCAAGATGGCAATTCAGACAGCGTGTAAGCGTGCATATCTGACCGGAGAAGGCGAAATGAGACAATCATGGGGAATTAGTACAGTTATTATGAATAAGCGTGCTAACGCCTGTCCTAAGTGCCTTCCATTTGTTGGTAAGGTGCTGATAGATGATGTATGGAGTGGAGGTGATGCAAGTGATGGTAATTATCCGTTAATGTCTTCGGCAATAGCAGCGGGTCTTTACCATCCTTGACGACCTAATTGCAAAGACGTACATACAACATACTTTCCTGAACTGGATGAAGAGCCAGACAGCAAGTTCACAAAGGAAGAGTTAGAAAAGGTCAAAGAAGATTACAAGCAAGACCAGAAGCAGCAGTATGCAGGCAGAATGGTTGAGCAGTTTGACAGGCTGTCTAAGTACTCATTAGACCCGGATAACAAGAAAGTGTATGCAGCGAGGAAGGAACAATGGGAGAATGTTTCAAAAGAATATGAGAGGGGATATATAGATAATAATTCTCAGAGAATAGGAACGAATAAAATAGACCTAGACTATATTAATTCCAAAGATTATGCGGATAAATATATGAAGATTAGCAAAGATATGGAATTAAATAATGTAATATATAGTAAATCAATGGATATATTGAGAAGTAATAACAGTAGTGATACTGAGGGATTATGTGTGATAAGCGTTTCTAATAGACAGGTGTTGCTTAATGTAAGGGGAAAGCCTGATGCAATAGGTGTTGAACTAAATAAGAAGCAAATGTCTATAATAAATAAGCACAAAAATGATATAATAGGAATACATAATCATCCAACAAATTTATTACCTAATGGAAGTGATTTTGTTGCTGCTGGGGCAAGAGGATATCAATATGGAATAGTAGTAACACATGATGGAAGAATATATAAATATTCCGTAGGAGATAAACCATTTTTACCTTATTTGTTAGATAACAGGATTGACAAGTATTGTTCAAAAGAATACAATTTAAATATTAAAGAAGCTTACGAAAAAGCACTTAATGAGTTTAGAAAGGAGTATGGTATATCATGGCAGGAAATAGAATAAGATGTTATTTGGATGTTGTGATACATCATCCAGATTGGACAATAGAAGATTTTGAAAAAGAAGAAGAAAGGCTTAAAGAAGAAAGTGATAAACTTACGGATTGGCCAGAAATAAAATAATCAGTTTTGTAGCCACCAGTCGCAAGATTGGTGGTATTTTTATACCCAATTTTAAGAAAGTGAGGATTTAGAAATGAAGGATTATATTGGAGTAAAAGTGGTGGCAGCAGAGCCAATGAGCAGAGGCGAATACAATGCATACAGAGGATGGAAGATACCAAGTGACGAGAATCCAGAAGATGAAGGCTATCATATAAGATATTCTGATGGATATGAAAGTTGGTGTCCTAAGAAACAATTTAATGAAGCGTATAGAAAATGTGACAATATGACATTTGGAATTGCTATTGAGGCCATGAAAAAAGGTAATAAGGTAGCAAGAAGAGGTTGGAACGGAAAAGGAATGTTTGTTGTATATCAGAAAGCATATCCGAATGGAATCCCCTGCAATAAGCAAACAGCGGAAGCATGGGGGTTAAACGAAGGCGATTTGTTTATATGTAACCCATATTTTCAGATAAAAAATGTGGATGGTTCACATTCAATGTGGGTTCCAAGTATTAACGATTGTCTCGCTGAAGATTGGATTATAGTAGAATAGTCCAAAGTTGAACCAGTGCAACACAATTTAATATTAGTTATTAAGCACACATGGCAAATAAGCTGTGTGTGCCTATTTTTTTTATGCCCAAAACTTAATGGCACTAAACTTTAGGAAAATGCCGACGGGCGGTAAACGGAAGAAAGGAGATAGAGTGATGAGAAAGACATTACCTATGAATTTACAGCTCTTCGCAGAAGGTGGAGATGGTAACGGCGGCCAGAACGCTGGAGGAGATAGTGGACAGGCAGGACAGCAGGGTAATCAGAATAATCAGCAGGCGGCTGGTGTTGATTATGACAAGATACAGGCAATGCTGGATAATGCGACTGCCAAGAAAGAGAATGCTGTGCTTAAAAGCTATTTTCAGCAGCAGGGATTATCAGAAGATGAGATAAGTCAGGCTATTGCGACATTTAAACAGAATAAGCAGCAGCAGACAGAACAGCAACAGAACGCTAATGCTAATCTTCAGAATGAAGTGGCAGCAGCACATAAGGTTGCTGAACAGGCTCAGATTGAGCTTGCAGCTACAAAGGTAGCAATGACACTTGGTATAGAAGCTAAGACACTTCCCTATGTGCTTAAGATGGCTGATTTCAGCAAGGTAAAGGGTGTGGATGGAAAGGTGTCTGAAGATAATATCAAAGCTTCACTTGAGCAGGTACTTAAAGATGTACCAGCACTTAAGCCAAGTATGGATAACAATGCTGGCTTCCAGATAGGTGCTCCTGGTAACAATGGAAATGGCAATCCGGGTAATGATGATGCGATAAGAAAGTTATTCGGATTAAAGCCAAAGCAGTAAAGAAAGGAATAGGATTATATGAATAATATCGAATTATCTACAATATACCTTCCAATACTTGATGAGGTGTATAAGGAAGGTGCAAAGACCTCAGTATTAGATGGTGATGAAACAACAGTAAGAAAAGGCAATAACGGTGAAATCAAGATTGCGAAGCTTGATATGGATGCACTTGGTGATTTTGATAGAAAGTCAGGTTATACAAAGGGTTCAACTTCACTTACATGGGAAACAGTTAAGTACGATAAGGAACGTTCACAGGATTTAAGAATCGACCGTCTTGATAATGATGAAACACTTGCACAGCCATTTGCCAAGTTATCAAGCGAATTCTTAAGAACAAAGGTTATTCCGGAAACAGATGCCGCGCGTATTGCTAAAATCTGTGGAACTAAGGATATAACAGTAAAGGAAGAGAATATTGAAACAGGAGCTGAATTAATAACAGCGTTAAGAGCTTGTGCTAATAAGATGGATGAGGATGAAGTTCCTATGGAATCACGTATTTTATTCATCACACCTACATTAGCTTCTCTTGCGGACGATATGGATACAACTAAATCAAGAGAAGTACTTAAGAGATTTTCTCAGATCATATCAGTTCCACAGTCACGTATGTACACATCAATAACCCTTCATGATGGTAAGAATTCATATGGATATGAAAAGACTAAGGCAGCTTATACATTATCAAAGGATACATCACCACAGCCGGGTAAGACTTATTACACAAAAGAAAGTGAGGGCAATTATAAGGCTGTTAGTAGTCCAAGTGGAACACAGGTTGAAAATTACGAGATGACAACTAAGCCGGCTAAGAATGTTAACTTCTTATGTGTAGAGAAGTCTGCAGCTGTAACAGCTATGGATCAGTATATTAAGTACTTTAGTCCAGATCAGGACCAGGATGGCGATAGTCATGTATTCAAGTATCGTAATAATAATCTTTATGGCCATGTATATGAGAATAAGACCGCTGGGGTATATGTATCACATAAGGATAATTAAGGAGGAATCATTATGGCAGATACAGTAATTGGATTGACCTTTGAACCAAAGGTTATTAGGTCAAAGAAAACAGGTAAGGCAAAGGAAGACAAGCCCAAGGAAGAGAAAGTAACAGCAGATGAACCAAAGGAAGATAGGACAGAATAGGCGGTGGTCTTATGGTATATGCAAGTAAAGAACAGTACCTAAGTGAGCATAATCTTATCCCGGATGAACAGATAGAACGAAGATTAAAGCAGGCGAGCCGTCATATCGACTCGCTTATTTTTAATCGTATAACATCAAGAGGCTTTGATAATCTGACAGAGTTCCAGCAGGCAATAGTCATAGACGTATGCTGTGATATGGCTGATTTTGAGTATGAGAATGAAGACATGATTAATTGTGTCTTACAGAATTATGCTGTAAATGGAGTATCTATGCAGTTTGGCAGCAGTTGGAATGTTCTTGTGCAGAATGGAATTGCTATAAAGCGTGATACATACCAGATACTCTGTCAGACTGGCTTGTGCTGCTTAAGTCTGGGGGTGTGAGTATGAAGTACCCATGTTTAATACTAAAGAGCATGTGTAAGACAGAAATACACCTTGAGATAGAACAAGAAGGCAGGAATGTCTATGGAGAACCTCTTGAACCCATTATTTGGGATGGCTTATGTAACTATCAGGACAGCGGTAAGACAGTATTAACAGCAGAAAAGGTTCTTATACAACTTGAAGGATGTGCTTTGATACCAGGAGATATTGCACCAGAGCTTCCGGTAATTACCGAAGGTGATATAACGGTGTTCGGTGTAACAAGGCATATATACAAGGGTACGAAGTGTCGTAATCCGGATGGTACGGTTAATTATGTAAGATTGGATGTGATGTAATGGCAAGAAATGTTAAATCAACGGTGAAGCTTAATATGCCTATGGTAAGGAAGCTTACGGCAGCAGCAAAAGTGTCAGTTGCACAGACAGCAGAAGCAATACATACAGATGTCGTTCAGAGCCAGGTTATACCGAGGGATACAGGTGCATTACAGAATGAAAGCACATTTGTTGATTTATCTGATATAGATCAGGGAAAAGCATATCTTGTGTCTAGCACACCATACGCCAGACGGCTGTATTATCATCCGGAATACAACTTCCATCAGACGCCGTGGACAGATGAAAGCGGCAAGAAACATGAAGGAAATGCGAATGCTAAAGGCAGATGGCTTGATGACTATATGAAAGGTGGTAAGAAGCAGAATCTTGCATCTGAAGCATTTGGAAAGTTTTATAAAAAGAATGCGGGGTTGTGATGTTAGGATGTTAGGAATAGGTGATGTGAGAGACCTTATAGCAGGTCTTGGAATAGCGGCTGATGACCATGTATATTGTGGAAAGCTTGATGATAAGAAAGATAAGAGCATAGGTGTATACCATCTTAACAGGGGAGATAATGTTCAGATGGCTGTTGGGGGTATACAGAACAGCTCTTACGCTGTCAAATCCATAAGTATACTGGTTCATTGGAATAAAAGTGTCAGGGAGACTGAAAAAGTCTCACAGGAGCTTTACGACAAGCTCAGAGATATGAAACATGTAAACATTAATGACACAAATATTCTTTTTACAGAAATGTTAGTATCAGCACCGATTGAGGTTGATACAGATGATAAAGGAATATTTGAAATGGTCATAGAACTTAAATTTTGTTATGAAAGGTAGGTAGAAGTATGTCACAGAATACAAAGATAGCTGGGTATAACGCGGAAGCTACACCATTAACAGGGGTTAATCCGGTACATAAAATTCAGTTTGGAGTATGTATAACTGGAAGAAAGAATTCGGACACGCCAGAAACAGTAGAAACTAAGATCGTAAAAGATGCAGAGAGCTTAAGTATATCTGTAGATGGAACCATTGAGGAATGGAATCCAATGGATCAGGCTGGCTGGGTAAGAAGGCTCATGACAGGTAAGTCACTTGGTATGTCTTTCGGCGGTAAGCGTAACTATGGAGATGAAGGAAATGATTATGTAGCAAGTCGATTTATGAAGACAGGTCAGGATTGCAATACATGGGTGTCTATTATATTCCCTAATCTTGATCAGCTTCTTGTACCTGCAGTAATCGATGTAAAATCTCTTGGTGGAGATGCTACAAGTATTGATGCGCTTGAATGGGATGCAAATTCGGATGGAAAGCCAACATATATAGCATATGTAGCAGCTTAAAGAAAGAGAGGATTTGAATAATGGCAAAGACAGATTTTAAAGTAATAGATATATCTATGAAGATTACGAACCAGTTGCCTATGATTCGTATAACAGAAGATTTGGTTGTTACTGTTAATAACAGAAAGAGTACAATTCTTAATATACAGGCTATGGCACAGGAAGCAGAAAGCAAGGAAAACAAGGACGATATGGCATTTATGATTAAAGGCCTTGAAATGCTTGTAGGAAAAGATGCTTCAGATAAGATTGAGGCATTAGACCTTCCTATTCCTGAATATAAGGAAATGTATAATACAATCATGCAGGTTGCTATGGGAACGTACGGCGAGGAGCAGACACCCTCAGCATAATGAGGTATATTATGATATATGGGATGATTGGGAACTGATAGAAGCCAGCTTCCTGTCCCAGTATGGCATACGATTGCGAACAGAAGATGATATGTCATGGGCTGAATTCTGTTCTTTATTGTCAGGAATAATGCCTGAAACACCACTTGGGAGAATTGTAGGAATCAGAGCAGAAAAAGATTCTAAGGTTATAAAGGAGTTCACGAAGGAACAGAAGAAAATCCGCAATGACTGGATATTAAGAAGGAATAGAAAATTAATGGAAGATCCTGCAAATTACAATAAGTATTGGAGTGACTTCCAAAATTGGGCTAAGACCGCTTTCTCTAAGTAGAAAGTGGTCTTTTTAAATGCCGGAAAGGAGGGAGTATGTCGGATGTAGTAGGACAGATAGCTCTGGAACTTGGCATAGACAGTTCACAGATAGTTAATCAGCTTACAGGTGCTTCCAATAAGGCAGCAAAGCAGGCAACATCCATCTTTTCTGGTATGGGAAAGAAAATAGCTGCTGGATTAAGTATAGCAGCTTTTACTAAGTTTACGAAAGACTGCATAGAAGTTGGTTCTAATGTTACAGAAGTACAGAATGTTGTAGATACGGCATTTAAGGACTTAAGTGGACAGGCAGATCAGTGGGCTTCTAACGCCATGACTAACTTTGGACTATCTGAATTATCTGCTAAGAAGTACATGGGTGTATTTGGCCAGATGAGTAATGCAATGGGTATTACAGGACAGGCTGCACTTGATATGGCAGAAGATGTTACCGGATTAACAGGTGATGTTGCATCATTTTACAATTTGAGCACAGATGAAGCATATACAAAGCTGAAATCCATCTGGACTGGTGAAACAGAGACACTTAAGGACCTGGGCGTAGTAATGACTCAGACGAACTTGGATCAGTATGCACTTAATAATGGCTTTGGTAAGACTACGGCTAAGATGACAGAGCAGGAAAAAGTAATGCTCCAATATCAGTATGTTACTAGTGCACTGTCCAATGCCACAGGAGACTTTGTTAAGACACAGGATTCCTGGGCAAATCAGACAAGAATATTATCACTCAGATTTGAACAGTTAAAGGCTTCTCTTGGTAAAGGCTTTATAGCATTATTTACACCTATATTACGAGGCTTAAATACTGTGCTTGCAGGCTTGCAGAAGGTTGCAGATGGATTTGCAACATTTACACAGATGCTTACTGGTGCGGATATATCTTCTTCAGCTTCTTCAATAACAGGCCTTGGAGATATAGCGTCAGACACAGCAGACAATGTAAGTGGAATAGGAGATGCAGCATCTTCTACAGCAAAGCAGATAGAGAAATCGCTGGCCGGATTTGACCAGATAGAAAAACTTTCAGAGCCGACGGACAGCAGTAGTTCTAGTGGAGGTGGCACATCTTCAGGTGGAATAAGTGTTGCACCTAGCACACAGGCAGATACCACAAATGCAGCATCTGCAATTGGCGATTTTGCAAATACGGCAAAGAAAGAATTAGATAAACTACGTAAATGGAGTGTATCAACATTTTCTCCATCTATGTCAAAAATATGGGATGGACTTACAAAGAATACAGATACAGCCAAGAAAAATTTAACAAATGCGTTTAATGATATAAAAGCATTAGGACCGCCGTTGTTAAATTATTTTAACGGTCCATTTACAAATTATCTTGTAACATGGGTCGACACTAATGGCAGTATATTAAATGGATTATTTGATAGCTTTAATACAGTCTTTTCGGATGTATGGAATAAAGCAGCATATCCTATACTTGCAAATTTTGTTTCTGTTGGATTACCAATGCTGACGGATTTTGCATCCCAGACGCTATCTTTAAATGGAACAATATTTGATACATTTAAAGCATCTTGGAATTCTTTATGGAGCGAAGGTGTAAGTCCAGCCATTGAATCTATATCAAATGTATGGATTGGCTTGGTTAATACAATGGCAGGGGCATGGAACGAATGGGGAGAGCCGATATTTACTGGAATAAAAGCGGCTGTTAAGACTACCGGAGATGTATTCTTAGATATTTGGAATAATATGCTTCAGCCAGTCTGGGAGAATGCTTTAGATGTAATTGATAGAGTATGGAGTGAACATTTACAGCCATTACTTGCTAATTTCCTTGATTTTGTCGGTGAAGTGGTTACATGTGCTACGACAATATATAACAACTTTATTGCACCTGTAGTTGGATTTTTATCTGAACTATTAGGACCAATATTTATAGCAATATTTGATTCTATAGGAAATAAGGTTGGAGTTGTCGTTGGAACCATAGCTGATTTAATGAACGATACAATTACTGTATTTAAAGGAGTTATACAGTTCATTAAGAGTGTTTTTTCTGGCGATTGGGAAGGTGCTTGGAATGGTATAGTTACGGCTTTTGATGGCATATTTAGCGGAATTGCTGATATTGCAAAAGGTCCTATTAATATGGTGATTGGCTTAATTAATGGATTACTTTCAGGAATGCAGAGAGGAATTAATGCTGTTGTAAAAGGTGTAAATAAATTAAGCTTTAAAGTACCAAACTGGGTACCGGGTATAGGTGGCGAAGATTTTGGATTCCATTTACCGGAAGCCGACTTCTCCAAGATTCCATACCTTGCACAAGGTGGATATGTTAAGCCAAACACTCCACAGCTTGCCATGATTGGCGATAACAGGCATCAGGGCGAAGTTGTAGCACCTGAGGATAAATTACTTGATATGGCACAGAAGGCAGCTGCTATGGCATCCAGTGCAGAACTGCTGGCAGAAGCCATAAGTATTCTTAAACAAATACTTAAGATACTGGAGACACTGGACCTTGATATACAGCTAGATGGAAAGAGCCTAAAAAAATATGTGGTTGATAAGATTAACGAGCATACAAAGCAGACAGGAAAATGTGAGATTATAACTTAACAAGGATGTGATGAATTGATACTGAGATGTGACGGGCAGGAGCTTCCGGCTCCTGTGTCCATCAAGGTGGATGATGAGATTATATGGTCTTCTTCTACAGGACGAGCACTTGACGGAACAATGTTGGGTGATGTTGTCGCTGAAAAGAAGACCTTATCTATTAATTGGGGAATATTGAAGGAAGATGAGATGGCACTTATTAAGAACAAACTCATCGCCGGATTCTTTCCAATAACATTCCATGACGATGGACAGGATATAACAATAACAAGCTATAGAGGTACATTGAGTAAAGAGGTGCTGGGTGATATAGGGGACGGTAACTATTACTACAGAAGTGCCAGTGTATCTATAATACAACAGTAAGGAGCAGAACATGAAAAAAACAATGACTATTAAACAGATTGATAATAGTGCAACAATGCTTAAGAATTTACAGGGTTTAAGAAAGCATTGGCCTGTAAAAGTAAACTATGCGATTGCAAAGAACCTTAAGACATTGTTAGGAGAAGTAGATATTTTTGTTACACAGAGAACTGAAGTAATACAGAACAATGTGCTTAAAGATGAAAATGGGAATGCTGTCATGGATGGAGATTCTTACCAGTTCCCAGAAGGTAAAGAGCAGGAAGTTGTAAAAGAGATTGATGAGATGTACAACATGGAAACGGATGTTGATGTACATATGATTAAGATGGAAGACATATCTGTATGTGATTCTGACAGCAGATACGATGGAACTACATTAGAGGATATTGCAGCCATTGAATTTATGATCGAGGATTAAGCCTATGTATAATAATGTATCAAAGCAATTTGCGACAACGATCAGATCACCATCGCGAACATTTAACTTACGATTAAAGATAAATGGTAAGTGGATTGACGCTGGCTTTAAAAAGATGAGCTATGAGACCGCTTCCACATCTGATGAGGGTATACAGATAGGTTCGGCTGTTGCAGCTAAGATAGAACTGACAGTAAAAAGAATAAATGAGTTGTTTGAAAACACAGAGATTCCTATAGAGATAGGATTGAAACTGCCAAGCGGAAAGTATGAGTATATTCCACTTGGCTTTTTTACTGCAGAACATCCAACGCTTGACCAGGCAACCACAACATTTACGGCTTACGACAGAATGATGAAGACCACAGGTGTATATGTATCTGAATTGACATATCCTGCAAGTGCAGAATCTGTTTTAAAAGAGATAAGTACTGGATGTGGCGTTCCCTGTAATGTATCTGGCTTGAATGGAATAACTATTGATACTGCACCGGTAGGATATACCTATCGTGAGGTTATCGGATATATCGCTTCTTTAGCTGGAGGTTTTGCTTGCGTAGACAGAACTGGAACAATTGTTATTAAGTGGTATGAGGATAATGGCTATACGATAAATGAATCACGAATAATGACATTTGAAAAGAATGAGAGTGATTACCATTTAGATTATCTTACATGTAATGTTGACAGTAATACTTCTTTTACAGTAGGAAGTGGAACTTTGGGAATAACATTTGATAATCCACTTACAACAGAAGAAAAGCTTAACTCTGTATACAAGAAAGTAAGAGGATTTGCGTATAGAGGCGCAAGCTTAAAGACGCTAGGAGATATTCGACTGGATCCATGGGATATTGTAACTGTTGAAGAATTAGGTAAGACTTATAAGATTCCGGTTATGAATATAACTCAGGAATATGATGGAGGTCTTGCCATGACTATTACAGCTTATGGCAAAACAGAAACTGAAACAGAGACAGATTATAAAGGACCATCTACTAAGCTTGCAGAACGAACATATGCGGAAATGATGCTTACTAAGGAACTGGTTTCTAAAAAGGTAGATGCAGAATGGGTTAAGGCTAATACGGTAACTGCAGAGACTATTGTGTCTGTAAACAATGAGCTGCAGTATATTAAGAATAATTACCTTAAATCTAATGAGGCAGACATAAAGTTTGCAACAATAAAAGAGGAAAAGGTAATAAAATCTGACATAGAGCAGCTTAATGTTAAATATGAGAAAGTAGGCATATTAGATGGTGATGTTGCTGGTATTAAAACATTAATGTTTGGCTCTTCCACTGGCGAAAGCATTACCACAGATTTTGCAAATAGCGTCGTGAGCATGATAGGTACAGCACAGATAAAGGATTCAATGATAGATTCTTTAGATGCAAAGAAAATAAAGGCTCTGGACATTGATACCACAGATGTTGCAGTACATAGCAAAGACGGTTTGAGTAGATGGTCTGATAATACGATACAGATAAGTGATTCTAAGCGTGTTCGCGTTCAGATAGGTAAAGATACATCTGGAGACTATAACATGTATGTGTGGGATGTAAAGGGCAACCTGATGTTTGACGCGCTAGGTCTTACAGAACAGGGAGTTCAACGTGAGATTATCCGTAATGACATGGTAAAAGAGGATGCTAACATATCTGCCGGGAAACTGGATATAGCAAGCCTTTTTAATGTTATTAACAATGATGGCACACATACGCTTAAGAGCAACAAGATATATCTGGATGATGCAGCACAGACACTTAATGTTCTTCTGCAGGATATAAAAACCGGTTCTGGAAAGGATTATTCTGAATGGGGAAGCTTATTAAAGCAGTCTGATGATTTTATAACACAGAAGCTTTGGTGGACTGAGAACATAGACGGAACCAGCGTTAAGGAAAAGTTTTCTAATGTAAACCAGACATTGAAGGAATACAGCGTGAGCCTATCTAATATGGCCAAGTATGACGATGAAATATACCTGATATCTTATGTGCCAACAAAGGATAATTATCCGGCTTGGGATTGGTGTGTTCCTGTGTATCCGGCTGATACACAGTTTCCACGCGAAGAAACATGGCAGTACAATGATACTGAGTGGGATAAGTATATTGGAAAGGTTGCTTACTGGGAAAACGAAGGCAGCGCATGGCGGTTCATCCGCAATGAGGATGGAAGCCATGGCTGGAAAGAGATTCCAAATTCGGAAACAGCTTATATGCTAAGACAAAATTCTGCCTTGAGAATCAATATTGATAGCATAAGTAACAGTTTGTCATTAACTCAGCAGGATTTAAAGGGCAATTATAGCACAACAACGCAGATGAACAATGCTATAACACAAGCAGTTAGTGCAGAGAGTGGTAGCATTAAAAGCGAGATTTCTAGAACATATGTTACCAGTGATATGTTGTCAGAAAGCTTAAACGGTATCGATGAAAGTATAGGCAATCTCCAAGAGGAGCAGCGGTATTACACTAAAACTGAACAGCTTGACAATTATATAAAACAGCTAATTACAGACGACACAACTGAAACAAGCATTGTACTAAGTGGCGAGTATGCTACCAAAAGTTATGCTGATAAAGTTGGTACTGACGCAATAGCAACAGCGGGAAGTAATACGAACAAAATACTTGAAAGCTATTCCACAACAGCAAAAATCATTAGTGAGATTAATCCTGGAAGCACTTCGATTTCAGCGGCAGTAACAGCAAAGCTTGGGGAGTACGCAACATCTGCAAGCCTGACTGCATTTATAAAAAATGAAAACGGACAGCTTCGTTCTGCAATCGAAGCGATTGCAGACGATATAACACTTAATGCGAGCGGAGCAATTAATATAAGCGGTAATAAGTCTGTTAATATTAACGGGAATTTGTTCACGCTAAATAGCACAAATACCACTATTGATGCAGACGGAACTATAAGATGTGATAACCTAATATCGAGCAATGCGAAAATAACAGGAGGTTCTATTAACATAGAGACTGATACATCAACATACAGTGCGATTAAATTATCTTATGGAGATGCTTATTTGAAGGAATCACCATATCATATAGAAATGTACAATCCAAATGTTAAAACACATAACAACATTGATGCACATGGTGTTAGCATTATTGGAGATGACAATGTGGTAATAAATGCTATTACAGATTTTGGTGTAGATATTAGAAAAGGAGTTCTATATGTGGATTCAGAGGCTACGGTAAGATTGGACACAGATTGTAACAATATATCTATATATCATTCATCATTGGGAAGACGATGCTATCCAGCAATGTATACACACAACCCTGTTGCATTTGATTGGGATGGAAGTGTATTAAGAATATATGTAGACGACACAATAGTAGCTTCATGGATATGGGGCGAGCAAAGATGGGAGTAATATAAATCCGCATAGTGCGGTAGAAAGGAATTAAGTTATGTTAAATACAACAAAGAGTACATCAGTAAATGGAAATAGTTCTATAGAAGGAAAGACTGTAGTCACATTTTCAGCCAATATACCTTCATCAGGAGAGATTTCTCTTAGTAAAAGAATTCAGAATAAAAAAACGTATCTTGAAAATCAGGACGAATGCGATACAGATTACGCTAATTTTGAAACGGAAGTAATGGCAGCAATTAAGGAGATGTAATTATGAGTTTATCCGGATTTATAGCCTACAAAAGAGTAGGTTGGACGGGGCAAACACCGTGGAACCCAACAAACCTTAACATAATGGATAAGGGAATTAAAGATAACAATGACATGATTGCCAATCTCAGAAGCGAGGTAAGTGCACTAAACAGTAATATAGAATTTTCCACTTTGGTAAGAAAAGCAAAAAATTTAGAACCAAACACAGACTTAAATACCATAACTACATCTGGAATATATTATCTTCCAAACGCAGCAACATGGGGCAATGCTCCAAATACCAAAGTAACAAATAGTTATCTTATAGTGATTGCGCTTAACACAAAAAGATGTACACAGATAATTCTTCCCGGAAATGACACTGCAATTTACATTCGTTCTACTTATATTGATAACACACTTTGGACTAATTGGAAATCTAATAATACAGACATAGAAATAAAAAACTGTTTTTGCAAAAATATTGCAAGTGTAGATGGTACTCTTGAAGGTTATGGCTATAATTATTGTTATTATAATAAATCTACTAAAATAGGAATATTACACTTTGCGTCTCGAATTGAAACACCAGATTCTACATTAAATAATTTTTCTGGCTATTATGATGTGACAACAGTTCTTGAAAATATGGGTATTACTAACTTTAATAAAATATTGGAAAGCAATTATACTCCATACGATTCCACAGGTGTAGTTCGACAAAAGCTGGTTGGATATGGAACGACATTATTATATAGTTCCGCAAACAAACATTATGCTTTTGCAAGATACTACACAAAAGATGGGAAGAAAGGAGCGTGGGCAACTACTGAATTTAAGAAAGACGATTATATTACAGGCTCACTTATATTTAGTTAAGTTTCGAATGCTGCCTTAGTAATTGTACCGTCGTATTTAATATTATTACTGTTTTGTGAACATATAACAATGGAAAAAATGAAATTGCACCAGTAACAGAAAGGATATTGACTTATGGAAAAATTAAAAGTAATTGTAACAGCGGTGTGGAGCATTATATTAAGTGCCCTGGGAATTTTGGCAATTCCAGTATTATTATTGGTAACATGTAATCTAATAGATTATTTCACAGGTATTGCGGCTTCTAAATTTAGAAAGCAGCAGATAGATAGTTATAAAGGAATAAGAGGGATTGCAAAGAAAATATGTATGTGGCTTTTGGTGGGAGTTGGTGTGATAGTAGACCAGCTCCTTTCTTATTCTGCAGGTGTTATTGGAATAACATTGCCATTTACATTTTTAGTGGCTTGTGTTGTGGCAATATGGCTGATCTGTAACGAAATTATAAGTATATTGGAAAACATCAATGATATCGGTGTAACACTTCCTCCGTTTTTACAGCCTATTGTTAAGAATTTAAAGAGTCAGGTAGAACAGAAAACAACAATTGATAATCAGGAGGATAAATAA